GAAATATACCGGCACAGTCACCAACTATTTAAACTTTCTTGTGACCACAGAACGGGGTTACTGTTTTCTAGAAGGCAATGCCCTTCAATTTATTGGGCGTAATTATGTTTCAACCCTTGCACCGATTGCCACAAAAATAGGTCGTACGCCATCAACAACACGGATTGCATACCAACAGTTTGAACGCATAACGGCAGGTTTTGAATTTATTAACACGGCGACAGTTTCACCTAACGGCTTGGCTAGCCAAACCAGTACTAACGCTACCGCTGTGTCAACATACGGTCCTGCGTTTTATTCGTCGTCAACAGTTGATTACACAACTACGCAGGCCAGCGGTAACGCTGATTGGATTGTCAACAATTTTGACGACCCAACGCAAGAACGGTTTACTTGTTCTTTTAGTGATGTAGCGCAAAACAGCGACGCTTTAGAGTCATGGTTGTATGAATGTTTTAGTTCAAACAACAGAACGGTTAACTTTGAATATCGGCCGCCAAATCAACTTAGCGATTACAGTCAAGACATGGTGATGGAAGGCTATCGAATTAATGTGACGCCTGAGCAAACTACTTTTGATTTGTCGTTTAGTCCGTTGACTTACTACCAGTTTTTTACGCTTAACTCATCAACTTTAGGTATTTTAAATACCAGTCGTCTCGGCTGGTAAAGGAGAAACATTATGGCTACACCACCTACATTCAGTTCGGGCGCAGTCCTGACAGCAGCACAGATGAACAGCGTCGGCTTGTGGCTTGTCAAGACACAGACTGTCGGCACTGGCGTGTCTAGCGTGACTGTGACAAGTGCTTTCTCGGCTGACTACGACAACTATCTGATTCTTATGTCAGGCGGTACAGGTTCAGGCGCTGCTTCAATTGGTATTGAAATTGGCGGAAGCACCACTGGTTACTACGGTTTTATGACATATGGAGATTCATCAGCAAACACAGTTTTTGGTGGTGGTCGAAACAATCAGGCTATTTGTAACTGGGTTGGCGGTTGTTTAAGTGCAGGGCAAACCGCCCATGTCAGGGTTGAAGTAATGGGACCGTTCAAAGCCGCATATACAAAATTTGCTAATGGTGTGTATCAAAACTCTGGGGCGTACGGAACTATGCAGGGCGAACATCGTGTCGCAACTTCATACACAAGTTTTAAACTTGTCCCAGAATCAGGAACAATTACAGGTGGCACCATTGCCGTGTACGGATACAAAGGAACAGTCTAATGACAACTGACGAATACAAAGCCCTCTACCCACAAGACTCAGTGTTTATTCAAGTAGACGACACCGAACGCCTTATGACCGACGAAGAATACGAAGCATGGGTAGAGCAAGGTGTCTACAACAGCAACCATCCTTTGCCATGAAAACGCTTGCCGTAGTCGCCGCTCTTGCTATCGCACTCATGCTGGTCATCACCAGCTGTAGCGACCGCACTCGAAACAACTGCGAAACCCAACCCACAGCCCAAAGGTGCAACCAATGAAAAAGTACACAAACTCAGAAATTAAAGCTCGACTAATTCTTATCGTGGGTATTGCTTTAGCCGTAGCGTTTCTAGGTTCGACTGCAGCTTTGTTGTACGGCCTGCTGTTTGTGATTCAACCTTTGGAAGTCAGCCCTAATGATGAATCAGCCTGGGCTTTACTGTCACCAATGATGTTGTTTTTAACAGGCGCCCTATCTGGAATCCTTGCTAGTAACGGCCTAAAGGACAAGGGAGAAAAAGACGATGGCAATTAGACCGTACACCGGCAACAAAGACGCTGTACACGCCGCCAAACGTGAAGGTACCAAAGTCTTTGTTGATTACTGTTGCTACCTTTTTGGCGTCACCAACATAGGCATTTTTAACGACAGAAACATGGTTGGGACAACCCCACCAAAGAAATCTGTACATGCCACTTGGCGAGCTGTAGACCTTAAAGGCACACCTGAACAACGGTTGAAACTGATTGACTTCCTATATACCCACCGTGACATTCTGGGCATAGAAGAAATTCACGACTATGCAGGCACCTACAAAAACAACCCCAAAGGCTGGGGCGCTGGCTACCGCTGTGACCGTGACGCCTGGCGTGTGTACGACAAAAACACCATTGGTTCAAAAGGCGCCCAATGGGTGCATGTCGAAGTCTCACCGTTACTAGCCGACCACCCTGATGTCGTTCACCATGCTTTCAAAACTATTATGGGTGCTTGACATAGACCTACCGAATCGGTAGACATAGCCCGACCTGACCCCGACTGAAGGACAAACCAAAATGAATGTGAAACGTTTTTTAGGGCTAGCCCTATTTACCTACCTAATGTGTGCGGCGTTTGCGGTAGTGAACCAAAAAGACACGCCACCCCAAACCTACGCTGTAGTACCGGCAACAATTAGCCTGGGCGACTTGTCACCCCAACAGCTGCAGGACCGTGCCGTAGAGCTGACAACCACTACTAGCACCACCACTTCGACACAGCCCACCACACGTGTGGCTTATGTTGACCCAGCAACCAAATGCCAGGAATGGTTGCCTGTCGCTGTTTCGGTTGGCTGGCCCAACAACACCGAAACATTAGAGAAGTTAGGCAGGCTCATTTGGAAAGAATCAAGGTGCCTAAATGTCAACCATTTGCACCCCAATTTTAACGGTTCCGACCACGGATTGGTGCAGGCAAATATTGTGCATAAACGCTGGGCAGAAGAATTATTTAACATGCCGTTTGAAGAATCCATGTCAGACCCAACACTCAACCTGCGTTTCGGTTTCCTGCTCTATGACGCCACAGCAGAAACAGGTGCCTGCGGTTGGAAGCCTTGGAGAATGTGTTAGCAAATGTTCAATGTTGACCGTCCCGACTGGCAACAATTAGCGGCATGTCGAGGCATTGACACAAACCTGTTTTTTCCTAGCAACGCCCAAGAGTCAGCCCAAGCCAAAGCCATAATCAAACCTTTATGCGAATCCTGTTTAGTGTTTCAAGAATGCTACGCCTACGCCGTGTCATTCCCTGAAAAGGCTTTACAAGGCATTTGGGCCAACACCACAGACAACGACCGGCGCCGTATCCGCTACAGTGCCACACCAGTTGGCTATCGTACGAAACAACCCGACTAATGAAAGGCCCGACATGAACCAACAATTAGCAGAAATGACAGCTGCTATAACCAAAGCCGAAATCACTATGAAAGCGGCGGCTTGGCAACTTGAAGCGCAAAAAACCGACATTGAAATGCTCAGAAAAGCCCTTTTTGAATTGGCTTATGTCGCCGAAGAAAACGGCATTTACCTGTCAAATCTCACTAAATCGACACAAGACACAATTGTGGCTATGCGTTTAGGTGGTTTTAAATGAACGTTGTTTTATGTCAAGAATGTCAAATGGAATTGCACCACCATGACACACGCCTGCAACCAATCCTGAAGGGCATATGTTTGGAATGTGGCCACAAAGGTAACTGGGAAGGTTTAACCCAAGCCGAGCGTGCCAGGTGCAATGACCTGTTGAACTATTTACGCATGACGCCTGAGCAACGGCGAGCATTTGACAGAAACTTGGGCAGCTGATGGACCTTACAAACTATGTCGACGTACCAGAGCGTTTTCGCCAGGCATTACAACGCTGGCCTGAATTACGGGTAATGGAAAACCGCCCCGAAATTATTACCATTGCAGACAAAACTTTTATATCGGTCACCATGCAAATTTGGCGTACACCTGACGACCCGATACCGGCACAAGCAACCTGCTTTGAACCGTTCCCAGGCAAAACCAGTTTTACCCGTGATAGCGAACAAATGAACGCTTCGACTTCTTGCCTGGGTAGGTGTTTAGGTCTTATGATGTCGTTTGGCCCGAAGATGGCGAGCGCCGAAGAAGTACGCAACCGCCAACCCGACACGGTAGCCCCAGCAGTGCTTGTCAAACAGCCTCAAAATGCGCCCAGACAGGCGCTAGGCGCAAATGCGAGCAATGCACCATCTGAAGCCCAATTGAAGTACCTACGAGGTTTAAATTGGGAAGGCCCAGTACCCGAAACTAGAGCTGAAGCCACGGCCCTAATTAAAAGGCTGGCACCGTAATGGCCGCAGTAGTGACTTTGACTGACGCACAAATGGCTGTTGCTATAAAAGAAGCTGAACGCCGCATGGAATCAGGCCGCAATCAGACTTCACGAACATTTACAGGCGTAACGCTTACTGAAGAGTTAAAGCAACAAATAGATGTTCTTGGCGCTGTCAGTGAACTTGCTGTGTCACTCTATTTGCGCTTGCCTTGGACAGGCAAAGGCAATCTAGGCGCTAGTGACGTTGACGGTTACGAGGTTCGAAGCAGTCAACGAAAAGCAGGCAAAGACTACTATTTGTATATTCGTGAATACGACAAAGACGCTGTGTATATCTACTGCGTAGTTGACGGGCCACAAGTAGTAATTGCAGGCTGGGCGACAGCTGCAGACGTCAGAACTAAAGGCCGTCTGCTGTATGAAGATAACCAATGCTACGGATTACCCAGGAAAGACCTGTACCCAATGGAAAAACTGCGATGAAAGAGTCCTATTTCCAATCGCAAGTAATCCTGTTGGCTCGACTACACGGCTGGCTAGTTATGCACACCCGTGCTGTGGAAATCCGCCCAGGGGTGTGGAAAACCCCACTACAAGGCCATGCAGGTTTCCCAGACCTAGTGCTTGCCCACAAAACCCGTGGCGTCATATTCGCCGAATTAAAAAGCGACATCGGGCGACTATCCGACAAGCAGCAATTATGGTGTCAAACACTCAACGACGCCGGCATGGAACACCACGTATGGCGACCCAAAGACATTCAAGCAATTTCAGACCGACTAGCGAGGAAACCCGACCATGACTGAATTTATGCAACCAATCAACCCCATGCGAATATGGACTAGACACGGCGACTTACGTTTCGCCCACCCTGTGTTTGCTATCGCTATATCAAACTCACATGATGTCGAATACCTGACCATTAACGGCCAGTTTGAGTCAGTACGAAACATCACCCATGCTGAAGTTATGTTGAACGGTAATTGGACAGCTCTACACACGTTAGAGATACGCCACCCAGCCACCTGATACTGTCAGCACAATTTCATTAGCGACAGGGCGCACACTGGCACCCATTAGACCGTTCAGGCTCTGAATCTGAATTGGTGACACACGGCAAGCGTGGGTAGACGCCTATATACCGAGATAGGCGATCAGCGTTCAAACGTACATTGCGATGGGTTTTCCACCGAATTCAACTAGACAGGCTTCCCAGGCGAGACATGCGCCAAAATAGTGGGGGACACAAACCACCGAACCCTGTCATGTAGTACGAGGACAACTAAGCGCCGCCCTTGCGCTTAGGCGTCAGTATCCCTTGACCTTGACCTAACATCAGTACAAAGGAGACCCGACCAATGCCCAGAGAACACACAACAAATGACCTGACCTATCGACGCAACAGGCAAGCCCTGCTAGCCAACAACCCACCATGCCATTGGTGCGGCCAGCAAGGAACAACAGCAAACCCAATGACAGCCGACCACCTAATAGAACATGACCGTGGTGGCACTAATGACCTAGACAACCTGGTGCCAGCATGCCGTAAATGCAACAGCAAACGTGGCGCCATATACAAAGGCAAAAGAGACGCCCAACGCATACAAAAGCGTAATGAAGCCGTAAACCATTTTTTTGACACGCCGGCACTGCCCCCGACCCCATTC